AGATGCTGCAGTGTATAATTGCTCTCGCAGCATGCCAGCCGCCCGGGAGATTGTTTCGTACTTTCCCCCGGCAGACTTAGAATTACCTGAGAACACCCGGTGTACTATTCTGAGAAACTCACCCAACGCATTTGTTTCCGTTATCGAATCAGCTGATTTGATTGCCCATTTTAACACCAAAATGGCATCCTACGAATATCCTGATTTACAAGGAGAAATGCGTCCATTTGTGATGCAGGACTCTTGGTTAGTTCCCATTGCTGGCAAGCGTGGAGAATCAGGATCTCTCTTAATCTGTCAAAACAGGCAGATGCGAGAGAAATTATTAGGAATTCAATCATCAGTTGGTGAGAGAAGCGGAACATTTTTCGAACCAATAAACTCCGATGATCTGTATATTGCTTTGGCCAGAGTTGGTTGTGACGAACCTATCTGTATCGACGCAAGTGGAGCTGTTGCATCACTTGGTGTTGATCAAGATTTTGAATCACCATCTCTGATTTCAAAAGAATCTCTTATATATATGGGTCAAATCAAGAAAGAATTGGCTCTCGCCCCCCCCGAAAAAACTAAACTAGTGCAATCTCTAGTCTTTGACGAAGAGAAATCGCGCATGGGTCCCTCCGTAATGAGGAAAGATGACCCCCGTCTCGATGAAAACATTCGTGGCAACAACCTTTTAATGTTAAACATGCAAGGCTACGATGTTCAAATTGGACCTGTTGATCAAACGGTCTTAGAAGAATCGACGGAGGAATTGGCCCACCACCTGTCCAGTGCGTATTATTGTGAAAATATTCCAAACAAAATTTTGGATGAAGTTGAAATGATTAATGGCTCTCCTGGTGTTTATAAAGCCATGGATATGACCACGTCACCTGGGTTTCCTTTTGTTAAGCAAAAGAAATTTCCATTGGTGCATGGGAAGAAAGAATGGTTTGACGAATATATCGGACCCACTGGACGAAAAATGTACTCCATGAAGGAAAATCTTCGTGCTCGGCTAGAACTTCGAGAAGCAGAAGCTAAAGAAGGCAGACGTTTGAAAGATAGCTTCGGCTATACTTGTTTGAAGGATGAAAAAAGAACACACGAAAAGATAAAGAACGGAAAGACTCGCGTCTTCATCTGCATGCCTATGGATTACAATTTGTTAGTCAGAAAGTACTTCGGTGCTTTTGTAGCCTCCCAACATCAAAAGGCAGCCCTTCCTGGTATTGCTTCTTGTGTAGGTATCGATCCTCTTCACTCGTGGAAGACAATCCATACTGAACTTAGTAAGAAGAACCAGCGATGGGAAGATTTTGATTATGCGAATTGGGATCAGTCTCTTCACCCGGCTTTCTTTGAAGCTTATGCTAGAATTGTTAGTGAGTTCTATGGTGATTCGATTATGTCGGAGAACCATCGAGTCAGAAGTGTTTTAATGCACGAGTTGTGTTATACCTTCTTGATCATGAACAATAGTCTCGTTTACAAAACTAGCGGACAGTGTTCTGGATGTGCCATTACAGCTGAAATCAACTGTACTATTCATGAGCTCCTTATGGTTTATTCATATAAATTATTTTGGAGACGTAAGGGTGAATATAAAACAATAACTGATTTCCTTTCAAATTGCGCAATTCGAGTTTACGGAGATGATATACTCTTCTCAACATCTGAAGAGAATGGATTCTGTGGAAAAGAACATCGCGTAATCGCTGAAGAACT